CAACTGCAACTAACATTGCGGCAAAAGTAGCAAAAACATCTTCACAAGCACTACGTGCAACAGATGCGATTACAGTTTCAAATGATACAGTTACAATCCATAAAGGTGACGGTACATCAGAATCAGTAACAATTTCAGATGCTAACACAAACACATACCTAACAGGCTTGTCTTTCAGTACTTCAAACGGTGTGCTAACTGCAACAACTGGTTCAGGTACAGTAACAGTTGACCTAGATGGTCGTTTCACAGACAACGGTTATGCAGATACAATGAATCAGCATGTTCGTACAACTGATTCACCAACATTCGCAAACGTAACAGCAACAGCGTTCAACGGTACGGCAACATACGCTAAGTATGCTGACCTTGCAGAACGTTATGCAGCAGACGCAGAATACGCAGAAGGTACAGTAATGGCTTTCGGCGGTGACGCAGAAGTTACAGCAGCGGCAGGTTACGGTTCAGGCAAACTAGCAGGCGTTGTGTCACACAAACCAGCTGTTGCTATGAACGCAGAAGCAGGTGATGACGTAACTCACCCATTCATCGCACTACAAGGTCGTGTACCAGTACGTGTTGAAGGTGATGTTAAAAAAGGCGATATTCTTGTTGCTTCAGACATTGCAGGTCTAGCGGCTGTATGGATGAACGAAGATGCAGACCCACGTATGACAGCATACATCGGTATTGCAATCGCAGATTCAGCAGATGGCATGGTAGAAGTAAAAGTAGGTAAGTAATTCTTATCAGAAACACTCAGAGAAAGGGAGCGGCAACGCTCCCTTTTTTTGTTTATAAATATGTTTATGGAAATAAAGTATTATAACAATCAAAAAACAGTACAATTAAAAACTGAATCGTTCTTAGATAACCTAGAACGATATGACATAGACCACACCAATAACCCATTAAATTTAAAGCATCGAATAGAATATGTTCCGTGGGAGAAGTTAGTTATAACAGATAAGCAACGTGAAAGTTTTAATCCTGAACATGCAGTTGATATTATAGAATCATTTCATCCTGGAGTACATCATCCAGTGTGTGTTGTACTTTTTAATGGAGAGTATATAATTTGGGACGGACATCACAGTGCAGTAGTTGCATTTAAGACTGGGATGCCTAAGGCACCATGTGTTATATTTGAATGCGATGCGATTGAAGATTTTCAAATATTACTTGATGCAAACACTCATATAAAATTCGATGAACATCAGTTAATGATTATGTTTAGTGAATTTCTAGCAGAGGATTAGTCATTATTAAAGAAATTAGTTAATGTATTAGCTAACCATGACTTTGTGTCATCTGATCTATTTTCAGATATCCAGTCTGGGAACTTAGAAAACAGTTTCTTCCATTGCTCCATTTCATTATGTAAATCGATAACACGTCTACTATATTCACTTGTACCGGGTAAACTATATTCTTCTCTGACATTTCTTAATTGTTCTTTACATAGTCTCAAGTCTTCTATATCTCTATCTACTGCTAGGAGTACTTCTTCAAAATCTGCATGTGTACTAAACCTGTTGACTAGGAATTTATGATGTTCTTTTCTAGTTTTTCCATCATATAAAAACATAATTTCTTGTAAATCATAGTACAATGCTTTGACTGGATTGATACTTTCTCTGTATCTTTCCATTACTTCTTTAATCTCAAAACGTTTGTCTATTGTGTTTAGATTTTCTAACGCTGCCATAGCAACCATGTTCATTTTTTGACGATGATTTGTTATGTCACGGGTATACTTCTTTTTAATTCTATCTATTGCAGTATCAATTACTTTTCTTTCGTCTAATGTTAATCCTGCTTTAAGATATTCTAAATGTCCTGGAGTGGTGTTGTTGATACCTATACGGAGGCTATCTGCAATTATACCTGTTTTTAGGTACTCTTTGCAGTCCCGAATGAACTTTTGCTTTTTAAAGTCAATGATACCTTCAGACACATTTTGCCTCCTAAAAATCTCTCTACTGTATTTATAATGATAGGATAATGTTTTTAATCTGCTTTAATTTCTTCTTTTTGAATAATGTATCCCGGGTGCCCGGATGCATAGGCTTAGGAAAGTGTTCACTATCTAACCAAGCATACCCCCCACTTTCTATATTTAAATTAGGAAGGAACTCTTTATCTATTACTATAACAAATGTGTAATAACTAAACTTCTTATCTCTGGAGTGATATTGATCTAATGGATATATTTTTACTATTTGTTCTTCTATATTCAATCCTATTTCTTCACGTAGTTCACGCAGTAATGCTTGTGAAACATTTTCATCTTCCTCAACTTTGCCTCCCCAAAATCCCCAATGTCTTGGATATGAACTTTTTGAAGAACGTTGTTGTAATAGAATTCTTTTAGTATCTTTGGCTACAATGCAACCACCTGCTGCTTTAAGCATTAATCAGACTCTTGTATTAGTTCTAGTCTCCAATAACCAGAATCATATACCCCTTGATATGTATCATTCCATACACCGTTGTCAAATTTAAATTGTTGTTGTGTGTATGCATTTGTAACATATGCTCTTAAACCATATTCACTTGCATCAAAACTTATAACCCATTCAGAGCCATTGTATTCAATGATATCGTTCTCTGATATATTGATCCCCCAATCTGATTCACTAGTCGCCTCTCCTAAACATAAGTATCTTTGTCCTATAGTAGCAACATCTAGTCCGTTAAATCCCGGTTTAGATTTATCTGGATTAATTACTTTAATTATGCTATTTACTGTGTTAGTTGGTAGTGTATCGTTATCTATGTTCAGTAGAAGCGTTGTAGGGTCGTCTGTGCGTGTTACAGTAGCTATTACATCAGCATTTAAATCCTCTACTTCTCCGTGATATTTCAATCTCATACGTGAAACGCCGTCATCTAATGTTCCATAATTTTCTAACACTGTATCCCATGTTGTATCATTGTCCCAGTTTCCATTCTCATATACTTTTGCTAATATATCACCGTCTTGTTCAGTAACATTGATAGCATAATTTCCCGGAGTAACAATAACACTAGTTTCACGTGTTAAGTCTCTGAAGAATTCAAACGCATCTGGGTCATAATCTAATGAATCTAAGTCAGTATAGTTATAGATGTTATGTATAATATTCTTAATAACATTTTGTCTAGTCACTTGAGCAGGAGGATTAATCCATACTGGAATTTGAAAGAATAGACTTGCGATATCAATTTGATCTTCGATGCCTGCTGGGATTCCTCTACTAGACCATTGGATATCTGTAAGTTCTACTGTTGTGATCGTAGTCCAATCGATTGGATTATCATTTTGTTGTATCTCAAGTGCTGGATTGAATAGAACTAACATCTGTTCTAGTAACTGTAATTTCTGATCAGTGTTTGATGTCCAAACATCAACTTGCATATTCAGTAGATACGGCACTGGCATTAATCTTCCTACAGAATATTTGTTACCCTGTTCGTTTGTATACTTTCCAGAAACTGGATCCCATTGTCTTTCATTTACACTTACACTATCTGAGAAGAACGGCTCTTGTACTCTTGATCTGTCAGGTTGAAAACTCTGAACCCAACATGCGATAAATGGAGTTGAGTTAACAATGTTTTCAGAATTGCCTTTAACTACAGTGGCCGCCATACGAGAGATATCTCCGTATCTTGCTGGTACTCGAATATAATAATCACTTACACCGTCATTCATTTTCTTTCCGGTCTTTACAGAAAAGCCACTAAACATACGAATGAACTGAAGAATATATCTTCTAATCTGCTCATCATAAAAATGCATTTGTCTTGTATCACTCATTATTCATCTACCTTAGGTTTCACTGCTTTAGAAAGATTTACACGTGAGTTAATTGTTGTTCCATCATCAAGTATAGATACGCCATCGTTATTGATAAATTGATGATGTAATTTATGTCCAACTTCCCATGCACCATCGTCATCTTCAACCTTAAACCATTTGTTATCTCTATATTGAAATAGTCTTGCTGGTGTGTAGTCAGCACGTAAGAAATATGCGTTTTCGTCAGGATCTTCTGGGAATGTATTTCCACTAGCTACAGTAGCATAATCTATATCGTCTGGATGATCACCTTGTACTGCGTATTGTAAATTATTCTTTCTATAATCATAATACTTTCCAGGTACATTTTCTTGCGCTTCATCTACAATTGCATCATTGATTTGAAGTTCTTTATTGTATGTTGATAGTAAGTTCTTCAAGTCATCTGCTTCCTCACCAGTACCAAAAATATCTGAGTACTCTTGCGAGTCTTGTAGTTGCTTACAACGAATACGCCAAATATGTGGCCACCATCCTGGATCAAATCCTTCACTTGCTTTTGATCCCTCTTGTACTACCCAATACTGATTTACTGCGGCTGCTTCTTCATCTAGTAGTAAGTCATCTCTCATATGAGGAAGCTCTATAACATCTCCTGTCATTAGCTTTCTTCCAATACGTTCTACCATATCGTTAATATGTACTGAGAATACATTTTGATCTGAACCTAAGAACATGCCAAATTGTGACAAATCAAAATCTTGATCACTTACAGTATATGCACCTCTTAATTCAAAGACAGTTGTTTCATATTTTCTATCACGATTCTCCATGAACAGCAAATCCTGAATTGGTGGATTAGCTGGATCGTAGTTAGGATCGTTTTCATCGACAGAGCCGATATATTTGTGTACTAGTAATGACGTGCCGCCATGTTCAAAATGTGCTTTAACCATCTTGTCGATGAACTTATAATCATTACCCTTACGTGGGTTCCATAAACTTAATCTTGGCATCGTTTTTTTCCTTGACTTATTACTGTATTTATCATATAGTATAGATAACGTATGGAGAAGAATCATGACAACTGATGGAACAATTGTATTACGTGATGTTATTGACCCAATAACTATCGCACAATTTAAAATGTGGGCTATTAACCCAGAAAGATATCATCGAGGTAATGCAGTAGACGGCAATTATTATGGAGAACACGATGGTGAACGAGAGTATAACGTATGGTGGACCACACAGCCTCCTAGAGAAATGTGGGAACCTATTGTTTGGAAACTAAAAGGAACTGTGGATAGATTGTTCGATGGTAATAAATGGGACATTCATGTAGTTGATTGTATTACAACTCGACCATCATCAAATAAGGTTTATGCTCATATTGACACCCCATATCGTTTTGATGAATTTGCATATGCTGAAGAATGCTTGGGAGTTCAAATCATAATCCCGCTTGATACATTCACATTAGAGAACGGCGGCACGGCTTATCTACCAGGATCAAGTTTAGAGCGAATTGATTACAAAGATTTAGAAGAAAATCGTGAGGATTACAATGAGAGATTACTATCAGAAGGACAGCAATTTTTAGCCAATCCCGGCGATGTATTGATGTATGATAGTCGTACATTACATAGTACAATGCCAAATAAATCAACAGAATATCGTAGTGCATTACTCATAAACGCACTAAAATCAGACATTATACCAAGAGTTAAAGAACTAGATACAAACACAGATTTTGTCAAAAAGTAAATAAAACTTGACATTTCCCACAGATAGTGTATGATGATTCGTAAATAAGATTCTATAGGAGGGCTAGTAGCCGTGACAACAAAGAGAAAAATGAGTAGAGCAAAAGTCGTTAAGAAGAATAAAACTCCGCGTACTCCAAAATTCGTAGATGAAAAATATACAGGTCCAGAACCAGATTGGACTTATGCTGAAGACATGACTGGCGAAGAGTATTATAGAGAACGCTGTCGTGCTGGATTTTATTATAACTACTTTTACAGTCCAAAAGATGGTAAGCCTTGGACAATCACTTGGATGAAAGATAATGAGTATAGTAAAGAACAAGTAGCAGCAGTGAAAGCAGTACCTGATAGTTGGATACCAATTATCGTTAGTGCATACTGTCGGTCGTTGACTAAAGGTATGCCTGTTAATCATAAAGACACGCCTGCATACTTAGAGACATTGCCAGGTGTTGCGTCAAATAGTATGGTGGATGCTGATGTATATGTTAAAAATAAAATTGCAGAAGTTATAGAACGTGGACTCACAATCAAACATGAAAAGAAAGTCGAAGAAAAGAAAAAAGACATTCCTCGTCCTAGTATACAACAGCTACTACGTGATAAGTCGGCAGAAATGGCAATGGAGATTGACGATTTTATTGACGAATTTGATTACAAGACTTCCACACTTAAAAAATTTGATGCTGTTAAAATGCTACGTAAAGTAGAGGCTAAAGGTAATCATGCAAAATGGATTAAATCATTTTATGAATCAGAATTCAAAGAATATGACGAATTATTAAATCCTCCAAAGCGCATGAACGAAGCGAAGAAAGATGATTATGAGCAACTTAAAGAAGGGTATGCACATCTAAAGAAGCCACAGATTAAGGCAGTACATGACTTATACAGAAGTATCTTAGATGCGTGTGATATGATTATGCTAGAGAGTAAAGTTAATCGTACACCTCGTAAAAAGAAGCCTCAAAGTAAAGATAAGATTGTTGCTAAAGTTAAATATGCTAAACAAGATCAGGCGACCACAAGTGTGTCGATTAAGCCAATCGATTGTTTAGATGTAGCGGCGATTATGACCTATAACATTAAGACACGTAAACTTGGTATCTACTATCCAGATGCCCATAGTAGTCTTTCATTCAAAGGAACAACTCTGATTGGGTTTGATGAATCTAAGAGTGTACAAAAGACAATGCGCAAACCAGCAGAACAAGTTTCTAAATTTAAGAAAGTTAGTAAACGTGCTTTACAAAAAGAGTTTGAAAGTGTCAATAGTGTTGAGACAAAAATGAATGGTCGCTTTAATGATCAAACTTTGATATTGCGTGTTTTTTGATAAATAGTATTGTACGAGCGACGGCTCGACATTAACTCATTATATCCCGGGAGAATACCTAATGACAAATCCAACTAAGACATTCTATTATATGGAAATATCAATTCCAAATACAGGTGACATTTTAGGACATCAGCGATCACTGCTAGACCTACACATTACTGAAACAGATTCTAAAAAATCTAAAGTTGCAAAAGAATTCGTTTTTTCAAATGTTAAAATTCATAATAAAGTCGAAGATACACAGGCAATTACACTTGAATTTATGAATCAAAGAAATTTTGAAACATATATGGTAGCTATTGCAGACTTTAGAGAGTGGGCAAAAGAAACTCATGGCGTAGAGTATTCATATGAAAAAATTTCAAGTACAAATATGGAAGCGGCAAGAACATATGTTGTAAACAATGAAACCGATGTACTTTCATATTATGATGAAATGAAAAAATATATGGAACTTACATTGCCAGAGGCCCGTGGTTTCACAGAATAATTTATAATAGTATCGTCACTATTTACCCACGCTTAATAGGCGTGGGTTTTCCATTTAAGGTATAAATGATAAATACAGTATAACGGAGATTTACCAATGCCTAAAAATCGCAATAAAGTCAGAAATGACGTAATCAAAGACATCAGACTGTTACTAGGTGACGGTATGATTGATATAGAATTAGATCCAGAACATTATGATGTAGCACTTGACGTTGCTATTTCAAAGATTAGACAACGTTCAGATAATTCAGTAGAAGAAGATTTCTATGCTATCGAACTAAAAGCAGATGTAGCAGAGTATTCTCTTCCAGAAGAAGTTATGGAAGTTAAGCAGATTTGGAACCGTTCATTCGGTCATGGCATATCTGGCGGTGTTGATATGGATCCATTTGAATTAGCATATGCTAACTCATATTTCTTTATGAACAATCACATTGGCGGCATTGCAACATATGAAATGTTTTCACAATATCGTGAAACTTTAAACAAAATTGCAGCAACAGAAATTCAATATATTTGGAATCCAGTAACAAAGAAACTGAAAATTTTAAGAAAAATAAGAGCAGATGAAACTGTTCTTTTACATGTTTACTTAGAACGAAATGAAGATCAGTTGTTTGTTGATCCGTATCTTAAATCTTGGTTGCGTGATTATGCATTAGCATATTGCAAGCGTATGTTAGGTGAAGCACGTGGTAAGTTTTCATCACTTCCAGGCGCACAAGGTGGCGTAACACTAAACGGTGCAGAAATGAAAGCAGAAGCAGATGCGTTAATCGAAAAACTAGAATTTGATTTAACAGTGTATGTTGATGGATCAGCACCACTTGGATTTGTTATCGGCTAACAACGGTATTGAATCAGATTTTTAATTTTATTACTTGACAAATCATTTATATCATGCTATAGTTAATTTCAACTTACGAAAGAGTATATTATGAT